CATCACGATACAAGGGATCATGGGGCGGACGCGGCTCGGGCAAGTCTCAGTTCTTCGCTGACCTGATGATAGCACGAGCGTTGAGCAAGCGGGGCTTTCGTGGGCTGTGCGGGCGCGAGATACAGAAGTCCCTCAAGGAATCAGCCAAGCGCCTCCTGGAGCATAAGATACAGGAACGCGGGCTGGGGCGCTTGTTCGAGCCGCAGGTTGATCAGATCAAGACGCCCGGCGGCGGCGCGATCATCTTCGTGGGCCTACAGGACCATACGGCGGAGAGCATCAAGTCCTATGAGGGATTTGATGTGGCATGGATCGAGGAAGCGCAGACTGTTTCCGCAAGGTCGCTGTCACTGCTTCGCCCAACGATCCGGGCGCCGGGATCGGAGCTATGGTTTAGCTGGAACCCGCGCCGGAAGGATGACCCGGTTGATGTGATGCTTAGGGGCGAGGAAAAGCCCACGGGCGCCACGGTCGTAAGGGCGAACTGGCACGACAACCCGTGGTTTCCTGATGAGCTTGAACAGGAGCGGCAGGACTGCCTTCGGATGCAGCCTGACCAATACGAACACATTTGGAACGGTGATTACGTGAGCGTGGCAGATGGTGCCTATTACGCGCAATCACTGACGCAAGCTAAGACGGAAGGAAGGATCGGCAGGGTCGCATTCGATCCGCTGATGACCATTCGTCTGTTTTGTGACATCGGCGGCACTGGCGCGAGAGCAGACGCTTTCAGCATGTGGCCTGCGCAGTTTATTGGCCGCGAGATCAGGACGCGAGATTATTACGAGGCTGTAGGCCAGCCGCTCGCCACGCATCTGAACTGGCTGCGCTCGAAAGGCTACGGCCCGGATCGCGCGGAGTTCTGGCTTCCCCACGACGGCGCCAGCAACGACAAGGTTTACGACGTCTCGTACGAAAGCGCGCTGAGGGCGGCTGGCTACAAGGTCACGGTTGTTCCGAACCAGGGCAAGGGAGCAGCGGCTGCCCGCGTTGAAGCTGGTCGGCGGATGTTTCCGCAAATCTGGTTCGACGAGGACAGCACGATTGGCGGGCGTGATGCACTGGGCTGGTATCATGAGAAGAAAGACGAAGCGCGCGGCATCGGCCTTGGGCCTGAACATGACTGGGCAAGCCACGGCGCCGACAGCTTCGGTCTGATGGCGGTAGCCTACGAAGAGCCGCGCAAGGCAACCAAGATCAAATACAGTAACAAGGGCATTGTCTAATGGCTGATAACGCCCCGATCACCCACGAAGAACTGGCTGTCATGCTTGCGGAGGACGAGCGCCTAGCCGTCTCATTCCGAGATTCCACGCTTGCCGAAGAGCAGGCGGTTGCGATCGACTATTACGAGGGCCGCCCGTTCGGAGACGAGGAAGATGGCCTGTCGCAGGTTGTGACGCCTGAGGTGGCCGAGGTGGTCGATTATATGACCATCTCGGTTGCTCGCACGATGGTGTCTGGTGATCGCGTCGTCGAGTTCGAAAGCGCTGAAGAGGATAATGAGGGCGCGGCGGAGGAAGCTACCGCAGCCGTTGAATATTGCTTCATGAAGCAGCAGGACGGCTACCGGGTCATTCATGATTGGGTACAGTCCGGGCTGATCGAAAAGATCGGTGTCGCCAAGACGTGCGCCGAGACGATCGAGAAGGTGAAGAAGACCCGCGGCCAGGTCAACGAAGACCAGCTCGCCCTGCTCCACAGCCAGGGTATCACGCCAGCCCGTGCCGACGACAACGGCGACGGCACGTTCCTGATCGAGCTTCACGACAAGGTGAAGGAAACCCGCTTCGTCGATTATCCGGTCCCGAGCGAGGAGTTCCTGTTCGCCAGCCGTACGCGGCATGAGGACGATGCGGACTATCTCTGCCACCGATCGGCCAAAACCGTGTCCGACCTTATCGAGATGGGCTTTGACCGCGTTACGGTTGAGGATCTTCCCGACGATGGTCGCGCCGGTCGTCTGGACAGCCGCTCGACGGCCCGTTGGGAAGACGAGACGGTCACGGACACGCCCGGCCTGAAAAAGGTGTGGCTGCGGGAGGAATATAAGCGGGTAGACATGGATGGCGACGGCATTGCCGAGCTGGTTCAGGTGTTCCGCGTCGAGAACACGATCCTATCCGTAGAGGAAGTGGACGAAGCGCCGTTCGTGGTGTGGTGCCCGTTCCCAAGGGCTCATAGGCTGGTAGGAAACAGCCTCGCGGATAAGGTCATGGACCTGCAACGGGTCAAGAGCGTGGTCCTCCGCCAGCAGTTGAATGGCCTCTATCTGACCAACAATCCCCGCATGTATGTTCCCGATGAGTGCACGACGGACGATACGATCGACGATCTGCTGACGGTGCGGCCGGGCGGGATCGTGCGCGGCAAGGGCGCTGATGGCCCTAAGCCACTGTACGAAGCTTTCGACATGTCCAAGGGAATGGACATGCTCCAGTATATCACCGGCGAGCGCGAGAGCCGCACCGGGATCACGCGGCTGAACCAGGGGCTGGACGCGGACGCGCTCAACAAGACCGCGACCGGCACCGCGCTCATGCAGGCCCAAGGCCAGCAGATGGAGGAGTTCGTAGCTCGGAACTTCGCCGAAGCGCTAGGCCGGTTGTTTTCGAAGAAGCTGCGCCTGATGCAGGCCGCCGCCAAGCCCTTCCCGATCAAGGTTGAAGGGCAGTCCAAGATGGTCGATCCGAACAAATGGCCTGATGGCCTATCGGCGAACGTCCGCGTCGGGCTGGGATCGGGGCGCAAGGATCAGCGTTTGCAATATCGCGACATGATGCTGGATGCGCAGAAAGAGGCCCTGCCGATGGGGCTCGCGAGCAAGGGCAACATATTCAAGAACCTGTCAGCGATGGTACGCGATGCGGGCCTTGGTGTGCCGACCGATTACTTCCTCGATCCCGATAGCCCGGAAGGACAGCAGGCAGCCCAGCAGGCCCAGCCGCAGCCAGATCCGGCCATACTGAAGGCGCAGGCCCAGATTGCCAGCCTACAGGCCACGCAACAGGTCAAGCAGCAGGGCGCGCAGGCCGACTTCGTGCTGAAGCAGCAGAAAATCCAGGCTGATCACGCCCTGAATACCGACAAGGCGCAACAGGAGGCGGAACTCGAAGCGAACCGCCTGCAGACGGAAACCGCGCTGAGCATCGCAGAATTGCAGTCCAAGGAGCATTTGGCGCACCGGCAGGCTGAACTGGCGCATGACGTGAACCTGAAGAAGGCTCGCAGCGGTGGGAGGCTAGACGCGTGATCGAGAGACTGGCCATTCGGGCGGTATGCTTCGCTATTCTTCATCCCCGTTTTAAGCCCTGCGTTCGACCAATAGCGCGTTGGCTGATGGGGCGAGCGCATGGCTGAGGATGCCGTCCACCGCGCCAACCGCTGGAACGCCTTCTATCAGGAGGAAGGTGGCCTGCATGAGGTGTTGCAGACCCTTCGCCAAGCCTATTTCGACCGCGCCGCAGACCTGATGCCGAACGACACGTCAGCCCTGCTCAAATTGGGCATGGCGGCCAAGATTGTCGATCAGATCGACGCGCACGTTAAACATATCCTTGTCGCCGGCAAGATCGAAGCCGCGGCACAGGACCACGCGGACAAGATCGCGCGACTTCCCGAAGCGCGCCGCCGCTTCTTCTGAAATCCTCCGCCCGTAGGACACGGGCAACCACAGCAGAAAGCAACGCAATGGCCCATCGTCTTGATGACGAAGCCGGAGTGACGCGCGCCTTGGCGTTCGGCATCCGGATGACTCCCGCCGAAATTTCCAAGGGCCGCTACATGCGCGCTCCCGAGCATGGTGACGCGCCGGTTAGCGCCGCATCTGTACAGGATTTCATTGCAGACCAATTCCTGGGCGGGGCCGATGAGCCCGAACCCGAGGAAAACGAAGATCCCGAAGGCGCAGAGCCCGAGGGGGAAAGGGCGGAAGGCGATGAGCCCGAAGCCAACGACGAAACCAACGATGAAGCGGACGAAGCTCTTGAGCCCATCGCCCCGCCAGTCAGTTGGGACAAGGACGCCAAGGGGCTGTTCGAGCAGCTTCCGCCCGAGCTTCAAGAGAAGATCGCGGAGCGGGAAGCCCAGCGCGAGAAGGCCATCCAGTCCGCAACCACTGAGGCGGCACAGGCAAAGCGTAACGCTCTTGCCGAAGCCAATGCGGTATTTGCGGATCAGCAGCGTCAATATGCTCAACATCTGGAGCAGATCGCAAGCCAGAACGCGCCACAGCGCCCCGATCCGACCCTAGCGGTCACGGACCCGGCGGCGTATGTCCAGCACCTCGCACTCTTCGAAGCGCAGAACGCCCAGCAACAGGAATTGATGCAGCGAGCCGCGCAGGCGAACGCAGAGGCGCAACAGCGCGACGCCATCACCCGTCAGCACGAAATCGACAAGGACCAAGAGGCCCTTGCGACCGCGCTGGGCGACGAATGGACCGATATCGGCAAGCGTCAAGCATTGCTCACCAGCCTCGGCGAGGTTGGAGCGATCCTTGGCTACTCACCCGAATTGCAGGGACAGGCGAACGCAACGGACATTCTCGCACTCAAGGCAGCGGCGGAATGGAAGGCCAAGGCTGACAAATACGATTCCCTCCTGAGCAACAAGATGGCGGCTGTGCGGGCTGCCAAGGGCGCTCCTCGCGTGTCCAGGCCGGGAACGGCCTCGACGCGTGCGGAACAGTCCTCCCGCAGTCGCGACGCAGCTTGGGGCGCGGTCAAGGCATCTGGCGGACGATCCGGCGATGCGAACGCGGTCTATCTCGAAAGCATCGGCATCAAGCTTTGATGTCCGAATAAGGATTTCCTACCATGACAGTCCCATCGAATACCGTCCAGGCGGTCGCCCGCGTTGGCGCCCGCGAGGACCTCAGTGACAAGATCGCCGAACTGTTCCCCGACGACACCCCGTTCATCAACGGCATCGGCAAGGGCAAAGCCTCGGCGACCTATACCGAATGGCAGACGGACGCTCTCGCTGCCGCCAGCGCCACCAACGCGAAAATCCAGGGCGATGACGTCGCCAACGATAGCCGCGCCAACACGACCCGCGTCGGCAACTACACGCAGATCAGCACCAAGACTGTCGGCGTGTCGTCCACCGTGGAGGCGATCAACAAGGCCGGTCGCAAGTCGGAAATGGCGCGCGAGATCATGAAGGCGGGGCGCGAGCTTCGCACCGATCAGGAAAAGCGCGCTTGCGGAAATTACGCCTCGGTCGCCCCCACTGCTTCGGTGGCGGGCCTGTCGGCCGGCGCGCTGGCATGGCTGACGACGACCTCGTTGCTCGGTACTGCTGGCTCGCCTGCCAATGGCGGCTTTTCGGCGGGTATCGTTGCGGCTGCCACCAACGGCACGCAGCGGACCTATACCGAAACGTTGCTCAAGACGGCCATGCAGTCGATCTGGGCGGCTGGCGGCAATCCGAAGATGGTCATCACCTCGGGCACGCAGAAGCAGACTGCTGCCGCGTTCACGGGTCTGGCCACGGCCCGCCGCGAGTCCGGAAGCAAAAAGCTGACCATCGTTGCCGGTGCGGACGTCTACGTGTCCGACTTCGGCGAGGTGCAGCTTGTGCCTTCGCGCTTCTCGTCCGCCCGCGACGCGCTGATCGTGGACCCGGAATATTGGGAACTCGCCTCGCTCGATCCGTTGAGCGTGGACGATCTCGCCAAGACCGGCCTCGCCACCCGCAAGATGATGAGCGTGGAATGGACCTTGAAATGTCTCAATGAGGCGGCTTCCGGGTGCATTCGCGACCTGACCTAACGGCACCCCTCCTGCCGTAAACTATGGGCGGTGGCTTCGGCTGCCGCCCTTTCTATTGAGGAGCGCCCATGTCTGACTGGGAATTGCTCGACTATGACCCTCAGACCGGGGTTCGCAAGTGGATCGCCGCCGACCAGCATGACGAGGATGGCGTCCTCGTCAAGACCGAGTTCGAAGCGTACCACACCAACGCTATTCTGGACGCCAACAAGGCCAGCCAGAATGAGAATACGGGCCGCATGGGCGACGTGGAGCGGGTGGCAAGCATCCCCACCGCCGTCATGTACGAATGGCTCACCAAATTCGGCGTCAACGCCTGGAATCCGCAGCATTCGGGTGCGGTCAAGAAGCTGCTGAACAGCAGTGACTATCGTTACCTGAAATGCCGCGAAATCATCATCTGAAAGGCTAGGATATGGCGCTCGACACCTATTCCGACCTTTCCACGGCTATCACGGACTGGCTGGACGATTCCAGCCTTTCAACCAGCGTCGATACGTTCATCCGGCTGGCGGAAGCGCGGTTCAATCGCGTCATTCGCCATGTCGATATGGAGGCATTCACCACGCTTTCGGCGACGGGTGAATCCGTGGCGCTCCCGACCGACGCGCTCGGCATCCGCACCATGTGGATCGATGGGTCTCCGGACGACCAGCTTGAGGAACTGAGCCTGCCCGCGCTCAAGCAGCTCTATGGCGGCGCGGCCGGGACACCGCTGGCTTATGCGGTCGCGGGCGGCAATATCTTCCTCGGCCCGGTCCCATCATCGGCGACGCTACAGACAGCCTATTACAGCAAGATCGCCAATTTGAGTTCGAGCGATACACCCAACTGGCTGTTCACCTCCCATCCCGATATTTACCTGCTGGCGTCCTTGGTCGCGGCGGAATTGCGCGGCTGGAACGATAGTCGGCTGCCGTTGCTCAAGTCCGCACTGGACGAGGCCTTGGGCGAACTGGAGCGAGCCGGGCAGAACAAGCGCTACGGTGGAGCCCCGTTGCAAGCGCGGGCGGCGGTAAGCGCGTGAGGATCATCGCGGGCACCTATACGCCCGACCAGCCTCCTTACCTGAACGCGCAAGATGACCGTGGTACGGTTTATGGCCTGTTGACGGCGGATGGTTGTTATAAAATCCGCAACGGCTATGCCCCGTTTCCGCAGTTCGCCTCGCTTCCCAATGGCTCTTTGGGCTCGGCTCCGATCGGTGGCGGGGCCTATCGCTACACCGCTCTGCCCTATGTGTTCGTCGGCAATGCGACCAATATCTATACCTATACCGCATCGGGTTTCACCAGCGTTCAATCGGGCCTGACAACGACCGCGGCGAATGGGCTGCGCTTCTGTCCCTACGGCGCCTACATGCTGGCCACCAACGCTTCGGACCCGATCAAGAAGTTCGATCCCGGCTCCCCTTCGGCCATGACGACGCTTGCCGCAGCCGCTCCAACGGCGCGTTATCTTGCTGTGGTTCGGGGATTTGTCGTTGCAGGTTATGCGGGCGGGTCGCCGCTTCGGGTACAATGGTCGGATACTGGCAACCCGGCGACATGGACGACCGGAGGTTCTTCGCAGGCCGGGCAATATGACATGCCCGGAGGCGGGGATATAACCGGCGTCGTCGGTGGGGAATATGGGCTCGTATTTCAGGAGGCCCGTATCCTGCGCATGACCTATACCGGCGATACGTCGATATGGCAGTTTGATGAGATCGTAAGTGACATCGGCTGCACGATCCCCAAGAGCCTCGCGACGGTCGGGAAAATCAGCTTCTTCTGGTCCAATCGCGGATTCATGGCGTTCGACGGCGCGACCCTAGAGCCGATCGGGACCGAGAAGGTTGACCGCACCTTTCAAACCCTGATGGATCGCAATTACACGGACAATATCAGCGCGGTGATCGATCCGGCTCGCTCGCTCTACATCATCACCATTCCATCGGCGAGCCCGCCCACCTCCGCGCTGATCTACAATTATGTGGAGAAGCAATGGACGACGGCACCGATCGCCTCGCCGCTGATGTTCTCCGCTCTGTCTCTGTCGATCTCTCTTGAGAGCCTGGACGCGATCTACGGCAATCTGGATGCCATGACCGTCAGCGTGGACAGCACGGCGCTGCGCGGAGGATTCCCGGCGATGATGCTGTTCGACAGCTCAAACGTCCTGGGCTCGCTCTCAGGGCCGAATATGGCGGCGACGTTCAAGGACGGCCTGAAGGAGCTTATCCCCGGCAGGCGGGCCAGAATGACGGAAATACGTCCCTTTACGGACGCGCCAGCGGCCACGGTGAGCATATCGGGCGCAAACACCCTTTCTGGAACCGCGACCGAGACGAATTACACCGGGCGGACCTCGGCCGGTGTCTACAAGGTCCGCGAGAATTGGAACTTGTCCCAGACCAAGGTGGCGATCGCGGCCGGGACGGCGTGGACCTATTTTCTTGGTTATGATGCGACGGCAGTAGGCGGGGGCAGGCCATGACGACGCCTGTCTTCATCCGCGAGATTTACGACACGGATGAGGCTTTCAAGCGCGCCGTCCGCGATGCGGTCAATCGCCTTCTCCGGGACGCGATGACCGGCACGACGGCGCAGCGCCCGGTGGCTCCCGTAATCAGCCAGAAATATTACGACACAACCATTCTCAAGCCGATCTGGTGGAATGGGACTGTCTGGAAAGACGGGGCCAACGCAACTGTATGACAAGCGTGGCAGCCTATCACAAATGGCGCGGCGAGTTCGAAAAGATCATGGACTCGCGCATGTATAATATCCTGTGGCTTGATGCTCAGGTTTGGTCGGGGCGGGCGTGGTTCTGGGGTGACAGCAAGGCCGGTATTGTCGCTGAATTGCGCCATTATCCTACGGGAGCTTTCGATATCCATGGGCTGGTGGCGGCGGGAGACGTGGCGGAGATCCGCGACGTTCTGATTCCACAGGCCGAAGCGTGGGCGCGGTCTATCGGCGCATTGGGTGCGATCATCGAAAGCCGTGAGGGCTGGGCCAAGGTGCTGCGGAAAAGCGGATATGAGCCGTTCCAGGCTGCTGTCCGGAAGGAGTTCGGGTAATGGGTTTGTCTTCTTCGAAGAGCAAGACGACATCGCAGGCGACATCAACCTCGTCTCCGCTCGACCAATATGCCCCGTACATCACGCAAGGCCTGACCAGTGCCAAGGGCATCATGGACAGCAACCAGGGCAATATGCAGATGCTCGGGTCGAAGGCGCTCGACATCGCCAATGGCTTTGGTGCGCCGAATGCGGCCCTAGGCAGCGTCTATACCGGCACGAACCCGGCGCAGGCAAACTATACCCACCTCCAGAGCGCGGCGGCGAACGATCCGTCACTCGGCATCCTCTCCGGACTAGCGGGCGACGTCAACGACCCTTCCATGGCCTACTTGATGCAACTGGCCAAGGGCTCGACATCCCCCGGCCAATATGGCGACATCGGTCAGGGTAATCCTGCTCTGGCGGCGTTGCAGGATATGACCAATGGCCAGGTGAATGGTGATAGCGCGCAATTCTACAAGGACACGCTCGGCGGGAAGTATCTCAACAATAACCCGTATATCGACCGGATCGCACAGATGGGCGAGGAAGCTGCGCTCAAGGCGACAAACCAGCGTTTCGCAGCCTCAGGCATGGGAGCCGGCATGTCCACGCCCTATGCGCAGGCGGCCGGCAGCAGCATCGCCGACGCGAACAATCAGCTTCGTTACGGCGCCTATAACAACGAGCTGAACCGCATGGGTCAAATCGGCGGGCAGTCGGACAGCGAATATAATGCTACCAAGGATCGCAACCTCTCAGCGGCTAATGGGCTGGGATCTCTCTACAACCAGACCGGCGCACTCAAGTTGCAGGCGCAGCAGGCGATGGACAGTTCGTTCAACGCCGACCGCAACAATCAACTCGCCGCCGCGCTTGGCCTTGGCGGCCAGAATACGGCGGATCGCAACAGCCAGATCGGGGCCGCGAGCGCTCTTGGCCAGCAGAATACGGCAGACAACAATACGTCGCTCAACGCCACGAACGCCAGCATCCAATCTATTCTGCAGGCGCTGGGCTTGGTTCCGAGCATGACCGGCGCGCAAGTGAATGCGCTCGGGGCAGCGGCGCAAATTCCCTACACCGGCCTCAACAATTACGCCAGCCTCGTCAATGGGCTCACCGGCAAATACGGCACGACCGACAGCAATGGCACGAGCACGACCAAGAGCAACCAGAGTATCATGAGTGGCCTCGGACAGCTTGGTCAGGCGGCGGGCACGGCGGCGATGGTGTTCTCCGATATTCGCCTCAAGCGTGACATTGAACCGGCTGGCCAGTTTGGCGACGGGCTTGGGATCTATCGCTACCGCTACCTATGGGATGACGAACCGCGCGTCGGCGTGATGGCGCATGAAGTCGCCGTGCATCGTCCGTGGGCTCTTGGCCCTGAGATCGGCGGATATGCCACTGTGAATTACGGAGCGCTCTAATGGGTATGGCATTTAACGGCTTTTCCATGCGGCGGCCGACGATCAACCCGGATCAGCGCTTCGGCGACGGCTTCGATCCTGTCACGGGCACAATGAGTTTGTCTGGCGGTTCTGGCCCAAGCGGACCGCTCCCGGCGATCGATGCGCTTCCGCCTGTTCAGCCAACGGCATGGCAGAGGGGCGGCAAGGGGTGGAACACCGTGGGCGGGATTGGCGACATTCTAGCGGCGCTGGGCGGAAAAGAAACGCCCTATGTCAACCACATGATGGAAGAGGAAAAGCAGCAGCAATTGCTTCAGCGCCAGATGATGCTTGCCCAATGGAAGAACCAGCACCCCGACCCAACTGGCACCATGCAGAATGTCCAGGCAGCCGGTCTACAGCCCGGTACGCCGGAATATCAGGCATTCATGCAGAAGGTGTTGATGCAGCCCCGCTACATGGTGCTTGGCAACCCCGAGAGCGGGCAACAGGTCATCGACCCGTCGCAAATGAACGGCTCCGCCATGCCGGCACCTCCCAAGGTGGGCGAGGTGCAAGACGGCCACGTCTACATGGGCGGCGATCCAGCCAACCCAGCAAGTTGGAAGGCTCAATAATGGCTGGACCGTGGGATCGCTATGCTCAGCCTGCGGCTGCGCCTTGGGTGAAATACTCGACGCCTGGAACTGGACCCAAGCCGCCCACTGGCTATGCGAAGCCCGGAGAGGCAGCGCCGCTTGTGGCAATCCCCGGAGGCCCCGATAGCCCGGAGCACGCCGCCGCAGTCGAGCGCGCTCGCTCTATGGCCGGTGTTGCGGCTGCGATTGCCGAAGCCCGCGCAAAAGCCGCGATCGAACTGGAGACGGCGCGACGTAAGCAGGACATGGCGGTCGGCGGCGTGCAGATCAATCCTGCGCTCGACAAGTTGACTGGCGCGGACTTCCTGAAAGCGCTGCCTCCACAAACGGCGTCCACGGTCCAGGCTCTTGTCGATGGACGCATGGCCTTCCCGGCCGGGGCCGCGATGAAGTCACCTTATTGGCAGCAGATGCTTGCCAACGTGGCGCATGCGGACCCGAACTTTGATGCGGTGAACTATAACGCTCGCTCTCATACGCGCGTCGATTTCACCTCGGGGCAGTCGGCGCGCAACATCAAGGCGCTGAACACCGCGATTGGCCACCTGGGGCATCTGAACGAGCAACTGGCCGGCACAGCCTCGCACGGCGGGTTCCCGTTCGCCACGACCGTCAATCAGGTTGAGAACGCCTTTGCGCGCGGCTCTGGCAAGAGCGGGCCGACGCTGTTCGATCAGACGTCGGGCGCGCTCGCCTCAGAATTGACGCAGGTGTTCCGCGGCTCTGGCGGAGCCGAAGCCGACGTGAAGCGCTATCTTGAGGAGCTTTCCCCCAACGCCTCGATGGAACAGAAGCAAGCGGCGGTGAAGAATATCGCTGGCTTACTCCAGTCACGTCTGGAGGCTGTCGGCGACCAGTATAAGCAGGGCATGGGCAAGACCATCGACCCGCTGCAACTGCTGAACCCGCACGCACAGAAGGCGTTCTCGGCGATCCTCGGGGCTGACGGCTCTGGAGGTGACGGCGGGCCGCCCGCTACCGGCACTGGCGGCGGCAATCCTCCCGGCCCGTTTGATGGCCCATCCTCAACCCCAGTTGGCGTCGCGACTGGCGCGCAGCGCACGGAAAGCTACCCAGCCGCTTCGGCTATTCTGGACAAGATGATCCGGCAGGGCGCAAGCGCAGCCGACATCAACGCGGCGCTGCCTAAGGACGTGTCTGGCCCCGTGACACAGGATCAGGTTTCGGCCGCGCAATCGTGGCTCCGGAACAACCCGCATTATGCCGGCAGCATCGGGCAGGCGTTCCGCATCGCACAAAACAGCCCACTCACCCGTCTTTCCGCCACGCCTGGGGCCACAGGTATCACGCAGGCCGCAAACGCGCTGACTGCCGGCTACCTCGACGAAGGCGCCGGGCTGGTGAACCATTTGGCAACCGGCCAGCCTCTTAACGAGGCTATCGCGGCGGCCGATATGGCCAAACAGGCGCAGGCGAACCAGAACCCGAAAGCCGCTCTCGCAGGTAATGTCGTGGGCGGAGGCTTGGCGATGTATGGCGGCGGCGCCCTGCTCGACGGTTTGGGTATGGCCGGAACAGCGAGCCGCTATCTCGGGAAACTCGCTCCGGCCGTGGGCGATGCGGCTTATGGCGCGCTCTACGGTTCGGGCGAGAATAACGATAATCGGCTTGCCGGCGCTGGCGCGGGAGCGGCCGGCTCCGTCATCGGTGGCTATGTCGGAAACAAGGCTGCCGGCATGTTTGGACGTGGCCTGCGTGGGGTGAAGAACGCAGCAGTCGATTATCTCGACGCTAATGGGGTCCCGCTCACTTCTGGCCAGATCCTCGGCGGCAATTGGAAGGCGCTCGAAGACAAGGCGACGAGCCTGCCCCTCGTTGGCGATATGATCAAGAACCGCCGCTCTGAAGGCTATAACGCTTTCAATCAGGCAGCCTTCAACCAGGGCGGCGCTCCGATCGGCGCTACACCCAATACGGTTGGCCAAAGCGGCCTCGATCTGCTCGATCAGGCAACGAGCGATGCCTATAAGAAGACGCTCAGCGGCGTTCAGGTGAACGGGAATGACCCGCAATTCCTGAATGACATGTCCGGCATCGTCTCCCAAGGGAAAGCGCTGCCAGATCCTATGGCCGGGAACGCTGATTATACGCTGCGTACGCGTGTTGGGCAGAGCTTCGACAATGCCGGCAACCTCTCCGGCAACGATTTTCAGCAGTCGATCAGGGGGCTGCGTCGCGACACGCGGGCGGTGGAACACCTGCCTTATGGCTACGATTTCGGCCAAGTCACTGGCGGCGCTGAAAATGCCATGAAGGGGCTGCTTGATCGACAGGCGCCCGGTGTCGTCCCCGACTATTTGAAGGCGAACGCGGCCTATCGCAACCAGATGATCCTTGAAGACGCGCTGAAGGCCGGGAAAAACCAAATCGACGAGGCGGGAAACCCGATTTTCACACCGGCCCAATTGAACACGGCATCGGTGCGTAACGGCGGGATGGCATTCAGCCGCCCCTTCCGCCAGCTCGCCGAGGCTGGCCAGCAAGTTTTACCGTCCAAAATTCCAGACAGCGGCACGGCTGGCAGGGCTGCGATTGGCTTGTTGGCGGCGACGGCGGGCGGCGGCGGGACTGGCGCTGTTGCGGGCACCCCCTTCGGCGAGAGTGGAACTGGCGGCCTCGGCGGGGCTGGGATCGGTCTTGCTACTGGACTTCTCTACACCAAGGCTGGCCAGCGCGCTCTAACGGCTGCCCTCCTCCGCCGTCCCGCGATATTCAAGCAAGGGGGTAACTACATCGCCGACAATTCCGATCGGCTGTCCCAGCTTCTCGGCGGCCCTGCTCTTGGCGCTCAATTCGCTCTTTCGGGCCAGTGAGCGTCTTTTTCTGGAATCCATCCAAAAACGCACGGCTCCCATACCGAAGCCCGCGCCCATCATGTTGAGGAATTGTAGGCCGGTCATTGTGATCGGGCAAATACACCCTCTTAAGGCCGCCTAACAAGCGAAACCGGACACAGCCTCTTTGATCCACCCCAAGCGCTCTTCATGTGAGCCGTGAGAGCGCAGGAATTGGCGGATGAACTTGGCGCCGCGATGGTTCATCAGAAGCGGCTCTTCGATCAGTACGTCATCCATAAGTGACGGATCGCGCAGCAATTCCATCTGGAGCAAATGCTGGTCACCAGGGAAGGGTGAGCCGTCCGGATATTGCCACGGCACCACGGCCGACCGTAGCATGTCATCGCTCAAGTGGGCCATGAATGCCGAATGCCATCTGCGGACGATCTCGCGGGCGGTTTCATTGCCCATATTGAGGAAGAACACACCGTCATTGATCGCCCACGGTTCGGAATCTGGTGAGCCGAGGCAGGCGATAAGGCTCTTGTCCTGCCGTTTCCCGAAATAGCGGCGAATATCGAACTCAGGGTGCCGGATCACGGCATCAGCGTCCAAGTGCATGAACCAGCCGCGAAAATCCTGATCCAATAGGCCCCGCAGGATCAGGATGCGATTGTAGCACGCATGCCATGGGTGAAAGCCCCGCAACACCTCTCTGAATTGCCGCAGCTCCACCTGGTTGTTCTCGCAGAACGCGAGATGCGCCGGCCGGGTCGCATCAAGCATCGCCTCATAGATCGGCCCCACTGCGCTTTGCGCCAGGATGATCGGCCCAGTTTCCATTTCCGCCCACTAGACCGGAGCGCGCCTGATGGCAAAAAACGCAGTTACAGACTGGGACACCACGGCCGGCAATAACAGCGACATCGCCGGTATAAACATCGCGGAAAACTGCGCGGCGGCTGGCATCAACGACGCGATCCGCACTTTGATGGCTCAGTTTGCGACGTGGCTTGCCGCAGCCGCTGGGCCGTTGCTCAAGACGGGCGGGGCTGTAACCGGCGCCATCACCGGCATGCTGACGGGCTCCACGGTGATCGATGGCGCATCGACGGCGCGATATGTCGGCTATCGGAACCTGCCTTTCACGGCGGCTTCGTCCGGCCGCACACTCGCCTTGACCGATGTCGGGATGGCCATTCCCGCGACGGGCGCGATCAACATCCCGACCAACGCTTCCGTGGCTTTCGCGATCGGCGATATCGTCGCGGTCTATAACAACTCCGGGTCCAGCATTTCCATCACCGCCACGGCCGGCGTGACGCTGCGCTTGGGCGGATCGGCAACGACCGGAACCCGCACGCTCGCCCAGCGTGGGCTGGTTACCCTCCTGAAAGTCGCAACC